AGAATTGATTGGTCTAAGCTACGAGATTATGAGTCAGTTGATAATACTGCAGGTAGTCAGACAATGGCTTGTAGTGGGGATAGCTGTGAGATCGTAGACATAGGAGCTTAACATGACTGCTATCTATCCAAAAGAAATTTGTACTATGTGTGGCAACTATCTTGATGACGATATGAAATGTTATGAATGTGAAGATTGCAACTGCAATGGAGAAGAGATGACAGATACAATTACTTTAACAACTGATACTACATTTGATCACACAAAGTTTACAGGTGAATATGATCCTGTGAATAAACCACCTCACTACACTCTTGATGGTGGACTAGAATGCATTGACTATATGAGACAGGTGTTAGGACTACAGGGTTTCATAGATTACTGTCATGGTAATGTTATTAAGTATCAACACAGGTATAACTATAAAGGAAAACCTGTACAAGATATGGAAAAGGCACAATACTATTTGAACAAAATGGTAGATGCCTTGAAGGAGAAACATAAGTGAGATACAAAAAGCTAGAACAAGAGGCTAGAAACTTTAACAAGCTACGTATGATTAAGACCAACAGTAACGACAAAGTTCTTACGACAAGAAGGTTTCTAGCAGGTCAGGCACTGTCTGGTATCATAGCCAGAAGTCCTAGTTGGTCTAATAAAAAAGATGTAGTGAGAGAAGCTTATGAGTGGGCAGATAAGATGTTAGAAGAGGGTTAGACCTACTTTAAATCACCAAAGAATATATCATCATAACTTTTAAGTAGAGATTGTATTTTTAGTAAAGTAGGTAGTGAGTTTTCTTCTTTTAAAAGATCTTCTAGTTCCCCATCAATACCTAAAAAATCCATAATTCTATTAACTTTATTTTTGTCTTTATTGTCAAGAACTCTTAAAATATTTATGGATCTAGGCATACCTTTTTCTAAAACATCCATCATATTTTTTCTAGTATCTTCTTTCATTCTTCTAAGTATTTCCTGCTTTTTTTCAAGAGGTAACTTAAAATAATCAGGATTGTTACGTAAGTATTTAATAGCAGATGACTCAAAAAAAGGTGATGCTATATTTTTCATTTTATTTCTTATACTTTCTGGTGCATCAATTCTTCCAAGAGCCTCCCAATAAGGTTTACCTGCAGCATTCATCATTTGCTCTACAATATTAGGTGATGATAAACCCCTAACACCTAATATTTGTTTTCCCACATCAGGCGTAAATTGTTCACCCCTAGTAGCAGTAGCTTTTTGTGGAAGATCATCCGTATCACCAAATATATTATTCATATAACGCATCATTTGACCTTGTATACCTGCTCCCTCTTTTAAATTAGGGTTCATATTTTTATCAGAAACTAAACCTACTATTTGATTAATAGGATCTAAAGGTCTAGTAACACCTTGAACAATTCTATTACCAGTGCCACCTAACATATCTATGAAAGGTTTAAAATTACCTTCAAGAATTTCATTTGATGCATAAACAATACTTTGTCCAACTCTATCTAAATCTCTAACTGATTGTGCTCCAATTTGAACAGCTAATTCTCTTAGTAAATCTGAGGGTATTTCAGATCTATTAGTTATTATTTTTCTAACATCATCACTATCTCCCATAGCGTGAGCCGCTATTTGAGACAGCAATCTCATAGTAGATACAGGCCAATCATATCTGGCATCAGTAATAGACCCATCTTCTTTTAAGTCTTGATTATAGGAAAGGTTATTTTTTATCCTATCTTTAGCACCACCACCTGTTCCACCTAATTCTGAAATAACATCAGCACTATAAATACCTAAATAAATAGTTGCCCAACCTGCAGCCCATTTACCAACTGCTTCTGCTCCTTCTCTAGTAGCAAAATCTAATTCATCTCCAGTAAGTTTTCTTATACCAAATCTAAAAGTATTAATACCAGTATAGTCTGCCATAGTAGCAACAGCAGTATTCATAAAACTACCAAAAGGAACAATAAAACCCAAAGCATATCTGTTTGTTGCAGTCTCTATACCTTTTGCCCAGCTTCTAGCTGCAAACATACCTTCTTTTCCGGGAAGTGTAGACCAGTTTACAGATGCTGTTTCTCTTTGTGTTCTAAATAGAGCTTTTTCTAATACCATTTCTTTAAATCTATCAGACGCCATTTCTAAAGCAACATCAGGTCTGTTATAAAAAACTTCTGGTGATACACCATACTCACGCATAATAGCTTGATTTGTGTTTGTTCCAAATGCCCAACGCTTTGTCAAGTCATCTTGTAATCTAACAAGTGTTAATGTCTGTGCTCCTTTTGTCACACTGTCTGCTGTTTTCCATAACATTCTCTCTGGTGCTACTGTTTTATCTAGATTAAAAACCTCCATAGATTCTCTAACACCACCATCACCAGAAACATCTCTGAATAATCTTGTATTAAAATCTGGATTCAACTCTAAGACTTTATCTGCATAACTCATAGGTAGATCTGGTGAAATCGCATCAGCAAATCTTCTACCTACTCCTGCTAATGAGCCATAAGCTCTATTAATATAAACTTCAGCTTTATCAACATCACCATTTACATACTTGTAAAACTTACTTTGACCAAAATTAATAGCACTAGTTGCCAAATCTGCAGCTGAATTAAGAGAGACTAAAGCTGTAAAACCTTTTATGTTTGCACCAGTGGTTGATAAATGAGATGTTAAAAGTCTTTTATAAGTGGACATAATAAACTGCCCTCTTCTAGGATCTTCCTCCTTTAATCCTATACCTAAAACATTTTTGGCTTTCTCTACTGCACCTTTAGGATAAATATATTTTAAGTCTTTTAGTTTAAAATTCTTAACAGATTCTGTACCATCTTTTTTATTAACAAATAAAACATCTGCAGTGTTACCTTTAATAGCTTGTATTGTTCCTATATTACCTCTGTCTGTAGGAGAAACCTTACTACCTATTGTTATACCTTTTTCTTGCTCTTTTTTAATAGAAGTTAATAACTCAAGTGCATCTAGTCTAGTGTGTTTATCATTTTTATTAGGCTTCATTCTGTCTAAGTTTGAAATAATTTGTAAGCTTACACCTGCTTCTTTTGTTTGTTTTACAAGTTGTGATTCTAAACTAGCAGGTGTTACTTTATCACTTCCAACTGTTTTACCATCTTTACTTATAAACTTTAATTTATATTTTGAATCTTTTTCAAACTTTTTTACAACCTTTCTTACTTGTTTTGTTGATAAAAAATTTATAGAGTTAGCATAAACTGCTGTTTTATTACCGTACTTTTCTATCATGGAATCATGCACAACAAAACCTGCTTCTTTTAAAACCTGTCCATAACCTTTTGTACCATCTTCAGGATTACCTTTAAAAAAATATGTGAAAAAAGCATTCATAACCTCACTGTCTGTAAACTCTTCACCACGTTCTCTTATCCTACCATCAGCTACATCTTTTAATTCTGCCCATATTAAAAAGTTTTTTGTATTACCTTTTATTGTTCCAAAATTTTCATCAACAGCATCAACAATTATATCTTTTTGAACTCTTTCTTTAAGCAGTTTTTCTGCCTCTTCTACCCCTAGTTTTAAAGAGTTTTCATCAAATTCTTTGTAAGATAGAAATTGAGGAGCAAGATCACTTTTTCTAAATTCTCTAGCTGTAGCACCTAAAGCAGTAAGTGTAGGTATAACTACCATGCCACCTAAAGCAGTCAAACCTGTTTGCATTTTACTATATTCTTCTTGAACACCCACATTTATAAGTTGCATCTGATAACCTACATCTACACCTGCAGTTAGAGAGGCATCTGCAATGGCAAAAGGTACAGCCTTTTTAACAGATTCACCAATAGCTTTAATAGCTGAAGTTTTAGTTAAACCTTTCTTAATACCATCTTTATAAGCATTAATCATTAAAGAACGAGCAACTGCACCACCTGCTTTAGTTGCACCAAAACCTAAAACTTTGCCTAAACCTAAAGATAAAATAGTTGTAGGATCAAAAAGAGCAGCTTTTACATAATCAAAAGTAGCATCACCCATTTCTGACCAAGAACCCTCACCTGTAAAAGCATTAGTCATACCTTCACCAAAAAGATAATAACCTGCACCAACTTTCATCTTTGTGTCATCATCAGAGTTTAAACCATAAGCTAATTCATTAGCTGTGGTTACTGTTTGACCACCTGCAAAAGATCTTTGATAATTCTGCCAGATCTCAAAAACTTTTTCTTTATCCATACTTCGGTAATCTCTACCACTTAGACCACCAACATCTCCACCTGCTAGACCAGTAGCAGTTCTTCTAGCTTTTGTTAAAGCTCCTCCGGGAGTATACCTAGCTTCTAAACTAGATATTACAACCTCCATAAGACGATCATCAGCAAGTATATCCTCCTTTGTAAGAGATTGAGGACCTCCATATTCTTCAAATATTTCATCTAGGTTTACATAAGAAGAATTATCTTCACCTACTGGAATTAAATTAGGTGAAGTAGTAGGTAAATCAAACTGAATTTTATCTGTTTGAATAGGTGTGTCAAACTGAACATTTTCATTATTTTGAGAAACACTTATTGGTGTATCAAACTGTATTTGTTGCATTTAAATTAACCTACATTTGCTCAATAAAATTTTTTAATAAATCTTGACCAGTGGCACTATTCCAATATTCTTCATCAAAACCTATTGGCAGTGGTCTACCTGTTTGTTCATTTAAAACAATCTCTCCTTCACGCAATAAACCAAACTCCCCTAATTGACTTGCAACTTGTCCGTTTGGAACAGTAATTATTTTTTTAGAAGCGTTTAAAACAGCAGGATTTATAGGTGCATCCATAAAATTTGGATAGTAATCCATCAATTTTTTTAAATAAGATATACTATAAAGACCTGCTAAATCAAAAACATCATCTCTTTTGTAGTTTTCTATGGCTGTCTCAATTTCAACTTTCTTTTGAGATAACCAAATTTTCGTTGCTATTGAAATAGGATCTGTCAATTTATCCATATTACCTAATTGATTAACTATATTTGTAAGATCTGATTTTGCTCTAGTTAAATTTTCACTTAAA